AACTGCTTAAACGTCCTCATTCTTCTGCTCCTTAATCTTTTTTAACAAGTCTGCTGTGCTGCCAACAAAGACAGCTTTCTCCACATTAACACTTGGTTGATCGTTCTTATCTTGACCTTTTAAATCTTTAGTCTTCTTTTGTAGATCGTAAAGGTCTTTGGTGGTATCAGCGACGGTTCTCATCATAGTGGCCAATACCTCATACGCGCGCGGAGATTCCGACTCCTTAGCAAGATCGGTTAAACTTTCCATCGCGGAGTTGCCTTTGTTGATAAGATCGCGGAATGTTCTGCGTGAGAGATTGTAGTCGGCCTTGATATCATCATCTTCGTGTGGAGTATTGATGATAGGTTCTGGTGCTTTTGGCGGTATAATCTCTACTGCGTTTTCAATACCAAGTGCTTCGCTTAATACATCATTATTCTTCATTCTGTTTCAGGCCATTCTGTAATTGTTGTAGTATATCCAAAATCTTCTGTTGGTTCAGCATCAATTGGATCTGGTTCAATCTTAATTTCAACCAACTTGAGAGGTGTTACTTCAAAGCTGGACATTGTGCTGACAGCATTTGTTGATACCGCTCTGATTGTATTATTTACAACAAATTGTCCTTGTGCGCCGCCTAACACCAGTTTTAAGTTATTTCTGTCCCACTCTAACACATATCCATAAGCATTTGCTGTATTATAATTTGAACCCTGATAAACAACATCATCAAGCTTAAAATTGCCATTTCCAGCGGGTTGCGTGACATTAAGTCTAATGATGTTGCCTGCTTTCAAACTCTCATCATTATAGATGTTGGCAAATACCTTACGAATGATCTTAGGCAACTGGACTGGGCCATAGTAATTGGCTTTCATGGTAAAGTTTAGAGTCCACGAAACATAACGAACAGCATCGAAGTTTCCTTCGTGTTCGATTATGTTTGAGACTGAGTTTAGGATAATAGGAACATCTTTCTTGAATCCTAATGCTGGAATAGTTTCAACTGTGACAGTATAGTCAGGATTAAAATATGGTATAATCTGCTCTATGATATGTGTTCCATCGTCCACGTTTCTAGCGTAGATTTGCAAATCAAAAGACAAGTCATACGGCACACCCATATACTGTGTGGCACCTCTTGTAGCAGTATTGGCAGCAACGCCTGATCTTAGTAGTGAGTTTTGTTTTCTAGAGGAGTCATAAGCAAAGTTAGTCAACTCAAAAGACATACGAGGCAGAATAACCTGAACTGGTCTTTCCAAATCAGGATCCGCTCTTAGACGAGCATAATACTTCTCTTTTGGAGCATAAACAATAGGAACCTTAAATCTTTCTATCTCAACTCCACTATTTTTGTTCACTCTTTTGATAGTAATGTTGTTGAACATATTACCAAAAAGAATAACGTACTTTCGTGTTAATTGATGATAGAAATAAGCATTACTTAACATTACGGTACTCCAAATGGATTGATTTCGGACAAGTCAATAAACGTATCCGCTTCGGTCTGAATGATACGGTTATCGGAATCATCATAATCTACCAAATCCGCTAGAGTATCTGAGCTTGTTAATCTGTATCTTGTATTTGATTGAGTGCCTATAACGTTAGCGTTTGCTGTAAACTCACCTTTAACATTGATAACTTCAATTACTTTGGTTTCTGGAATCCAATGTTTAGCTTCGGCTGAGGCAGTAGCATAAGCAAGATTTGAACCTTGATATACAATTTCGTTTTTAAAGTAGTTTCCTGTGCCCGTACCAAGCGTGAGAGATACAGTATATGCTGCCGCATGTTCCATATCATCAATTACTTCATCACCAGTTTCGAAATCTTCATTGCTGAAGCGGAACACTTCACAACGCAATTCGTAGATATATGGTGCTCTCTTACCGAGCGAGAAAAACATTAGTTCTTCTTCAACGAACTTTATTTCGAAAATTTTTCCTAATAAAGGAACAAAGATTAAATCGCCTTCGCGTGGTCTTGTAGCAGTATTAGAAGGAACATACTTTTCAAATGATCTGCGCGATACAACAAAGTTAGAAGTATCACGAATTTCTAATCCGAACTTAGAGAAAAAGTCGCCATCACCTTCGTAACCCTCAACGTTAGCTAGGTACATTTCAATACCGTACGCGCGTGTGAACTTAGAGTTTACGCTTTCTCCAAGAACATCGTCAGCCTGATCGTACACTTCTCTTGGAAGATATTTAACATCATGCCCCATAATCTGAACTGATTCCACAATCAAGTCTTCAAGAAGCATATTCTCATTGATAACAGATGGAGAAAAATTATTGAAATATACTGAGGTTGCCATTGATTACCCCATTATAAACTGAGGTGGTTCTTCGTAGGTATCGCGGATCAACTGTTCAACTTCATTAATTTCGGTTGTTGCTTCATCATAGATTTGCTGACCATTCATGGTAACACCACCTGGAAGCTGCATTCCACCAAACTTCTTCATGTTATTACCCCAAATACGTTTAATGTAAGCTGTTGTTAAACGCTTAAGCATACGATCATTCCAAACATCGGTGTATGTAGATGGATTGATGATGATAAATCCTTCAATGATTAACCATTCTCCTGCTTGATTCATTGCCCAGTTCATATCAAGATATAGTTTATTTGAATGACGATTGAATCGAATTGGTTGCTCACCAGAAAACATCATATCTAGTGTTCTAATATGCTGTTGCGTTAGAACATAGTTTACATAAGATGTACTGGTAAAATCATAGAGTTCATGGAGGCGCAACTGATATCGCAAATCAAACATATTGACTGAGGCATTGGTAGACGAAATTGGAAATATTCTGGTTACGCCGATGATGTTGTCTGTAATTGGTACATATCCATTACTAATATCTTCAGCAGTGAGTTCATGCTTTAGATACCAGCGTTCAACTCCATCAAAATGAAAGTCTTGGAAGTATTGTAAAGATGCGTCTACACAGTCATCGACCTGATCATCATCAACATTGATATTAATAACAGGATGCCCTAGCTGTCTAAGACACCAATCTTTATGCTGTTCTCTATTTGATGGAATTGCCATTTATGTGTCTCTTTTTTACTTTCTTATATTTATCAAATTAAAATGGAGCAGTAGGCCACACAATATTATACGGATCAGATTGAAGTGTAATGTCACGCAAAGATTGAGCATACGTGTCCAAAGTCTCAATACTATCTGTCAATGTAATATTTAGTCTAATTTGAGATTGATGACGAAGGAATCTCCAGTCTAAAAGGGATAGCATATAATCGCGTTGTGATCTAATCTCTTGCCATTTACGTTCAAGTTCTAGTCCTAACTCTTGCTCGGTCTTATCTCTTACATTCCAAGCAGTACCTGACCACTCAAGAATTTGCGTATCTGGAACGTGTGATGGTGGATCTTCAACCGTAATATATCCAGCGTCAGCAATCTCTTCAGGTGTAAAACTTGTTGGATCAGTACGAGTCAAACCATTAGATAGTTTAATGCGAAATGGAATATTAGTTGGATATGATCCGTTTTTACTGTATAGCATTTTCTTATCCTGTAATGTCAAGGTATACGTATAGTTCGCCAGTTGATGCTCCGGCTCTTGCTTCGTAAAATGTAAAAGTTGGAGATGCACCTAGAGCAAGGGCAGGACTTCTTAACCAAAAATTATAATCGCTTGTTGTTGTGGTACCAGTTGTTTCTGCATAGACATAATAAGTGCCTCCAGCCGCATCTGTTCTGGCCGCATTTGTTGTGGGCGTGCCGCCCGTATCAACATTCCATCTGCCGTTAGTTGTAGCAACCGAAACTGTTGTCCATGTTGCAGATGAATAACTTTTTGTATCCGTTGTCGTGGTTTGAAACGATTCACTTATATTTTCAAAACTGTAAGTCGTTCCAGATAAAACAATCAAATCTAACTGAAGATCAGCAACTTCACTTTCGTTCTTATTTATGTATCGGAAAACAACTCTGGCTGTTTTGTTAGCATATCTGGAAATATCAATTGTTCTCTGAGTCCAAGCATTATTTTGCCCTTTTACTGTAAATAGTTCTGATATTAGTCCTGAAGCAACTGTTTTGTTTGTAGACTTAGGAAATTGATTTGTAGAACCGAGAGACCATATGCCTTTACCTGAAGTATAATCAAAATTGTTTGGCGTAATAGCGCCGTCAGCTTGAAGCGCAGACTCAGATTTTAATGTGTTAAAATCGTAAAGAAGTTTTTTTCTACCGCCTGTGTAACCACCATAACGACCTGACATTAGTATCTATCCTCCAAACTACCTATTGGATATGTTCTACCTGGACCCCACACAATACGAACAACACCTTGGCCGCCATTGCCTCCAGATCCATTCGTGTCATCATCACAAGCGCCACCACCACCGCCATAGTTACCTCCTGCAGGTCTTGTTCCTGTAGATCCGCCTATGGCACCTACACCACCAGTAGGTCCATTGAATGGCCCGCCTGTACTACCACCGACACCTGATCCAAATACTCCTGCGCCACCACCGCCATAACCTTGACCAGAGTTAGTAGCACCGCCACCGCCGCCACCGTCACTGCCGTTTGATCCTGCGCCTGTAGTACCACCAGCTCCGCCAGGACCACCATAGCCACCAGCACCACCACCACCTGAACCAGTATCAGTAGAGTTGCCACCGCTATTACCTCCAGCGCCACCACCAAGACGTTTTATGCCTGTTGATGTGCCGCCTGTTACTGTACCAGTACTTCTTTCTTGCCCTGCTCCACCACCGCCACCTTGTAGAAGCACATCTACTCCTCTTGAAATTGATGAAGCGCCACCGGCATTACCATCATTACCAGTAGTGCCTCCAGTACCACCAGTACCAACAACAATTGTTAGTGTTTCTCCGGGAGTTACATCAATTGTTCCATATGATAAACCACCACCGGCACCGCCTGATACACCTTGATTTCTACCTGATTCGCCGCCGCCTCCACCGCCGCCACCACCGACAACTACAGCAGAGATTTCGGTGATGCCTACTGGAACTGTCCAAGATTGTGTGCCTGTTGTCGTGAATAGTACCTGACCTGGCGGAGTATATTGGGAAAATGAGTAATCATAAGCAGCCTCTAGATTCCATACACCAGAATTCTTTCTATTTCCATATATAGGAATTGTTAGAGTTCTTGGTCTCAAAGCAATAGTAGCAGCAGCATATGAATAGTTTACACTGTCCGTGCCACCAAATGTCCAAGCAGCAGGATCATACGAACCGCTTGTCCATGCTACGTTTCCAACACCGATTGTAGTATCAACGTTGTCAGCACTTCCTACTGTTATAAAATTACTCAAATAAGAAGCAGTAAACGTAGGATTACCTGCTAGATGTGCAGAAGCAGCAACAACAACAATTTGAGTATTGGCAGTTACGGGTGTTATTGCTGATGGATTGGGAATAGCAGTATTTAAACCTTGAGTAACAGTTCTAGTTACATCTAGAGGTGTTGTTAGATCAGCGTTTCTCCAGACATGAATAGCATATGCACCTGCATGTTGGGTGTTGCCTGTTTGAGGACGAGTGAAGTTTGTATCAGGAGTTGTTCCCATAAATTTATAGCCGACAAACAAATCTGCTGATTGACTATCTGGTGCATATAATTCTGCAATTGATGTATATCCTGTAACGGCCAATGATGGATTAATATTGCTGTTGGCGCCGATAGACACAGCAACAAGCACAAGATCATTGGCCAAAGGTGTTGTGCCGGCGCCACCAGTTAAGTTAAATGTGATTGTGCTAGTTGATGTTGTGCCTTGATAAGCATCAATTTGACCACCTACATATACTAGTGTGTCTTCATCATTATAGGTACTAAGAATATAACTATTAGCGTCTCCATAATCAAGCGTAACGCCAATCATACCACCATTAAGAAAAAAACTTTCCATGTCTTATGCTATATTCTCAAATGAACATACTGCCATTAAATCATTATTTGCCGATGCAGCACATCTTAAAGAATCGCCTTCCTGAAGATATATGGAATTTTCTTTTGATATAACTACAAGAGAAGCATCTGCAGGAACAGTAATAGTACTTGCAATTTTATAGGAAATAGAAGAACGGAATAAATCAACAGTAATATCGGCCGCAAGTGTCGGATCAACGTTTGAAATAATTAAAGAATTGACTCTATAAACTCTACCTGAAGCAGCAGCATTCGACACAACAGCAGTCAATACAGTAGTTACATTTTGAACTGCTGTGTTACCGGTAATTAATGTTGTATTAAAAATATTTGGATCTGCCATTTTTTTGTAACCTTACTTTTTATCGACCAAAAATCATTGAAATTATTATAGACCTACCATTAGCACTACTGACGCTTGTTCCAGTTGTGCCTTGAACACTTGTACCTTGAATGCCCTGGAATCCTTGAAGACCGGTTGATCCAGTACCACCTGTTGATCCTGTTGTTCCTTGAATACCTTGACGACCTTGAATGCCTTGAATGCCTTGAAGACCGGTACCACCAGTACCACCTGTTGATCCTGTAGTGCCTTGAATACCCTGGAAACCTTGAAGACCGGTTGATCCAGTACCACCTGTTGATCCTGTAGTGCCTTGAATACCCTGGAATCCTTGAAGACCAGTACCACCAGTACCACCTGTTGATCCTGTAGTGCCCTGAATACCTTGGAATCCATTTGCACCTTGTATACCTTGACGACCTTGAATGCCTTGAATGCCTTGAAGACCAGTACCACCAGTACCACCTGTTGATCCTGTAGTGCCTTGAATACCCTGGAAACCTTGAAGACCGGTTGATCCAGTACCACCTGTTGATCCTGTAGTGCCTTGAATGCCCTGGAATCCATTGGCTCCTTGAATACCTTGACGCCCTTGAATGCCTTGAAACCCTTGTAGACCCAATGTACCTTGAATGCCTTGAAGACCGGTACCACCAGTACCACCTGTTGATCCTGTAGTGCCTTGAATACCCTGGAATCCTTGAAGACCAGTACCACCAGTACCACCTGTTGATCCTGTTGTTCCTTGAATGCCTTGAAGACCGGTTGATCCAGTCCCACCTGTTGATCCTGTAGTGCCTTGAATACCCTGGAAACCTTGA